ATGGCGAAGCGCAAGCGGCCACAGTTCACGCTCAGGGCCGAGTGGAAGGAAGGTCCGCCGAATGCCGCATGGGACGAGCTCTGGCGTCGCATCTTCGCCGGCCCACTTCGCGGCTTCAGCGTTGCCGATCCGCGCTCGGACGAACGATGACCTCGCTCGAACTCACCCTCCCGATTGCCGCCCACACCAAGCAACGGCCGCGCTTCGGCCGCGGTCGCGCTTACACGCCGGATGAGACCCGCGGCTGGGAAGAGCTGCTGGCTTGGCGCTTCATCGAGCAGCACGGGCGCCCGAAGCTGACCTGCCCCATCCGCGTCGAGCTGTTCTTCGGTGGCGTCCAGTCCAACCAGGACATCGACAACTTGGCGAAAAGCTGCCTCGACGCATTGAACGGCATCGCCTTCGAAGACGATCGCCAGGTAGTCGAGCTGGTCGCCCGGAAGGCCAGCGGCCGATCGCCGCAGACGGCCATCACGATCACCGAGGTTAGGCCGTGAGCCGATGCGTACATCACTGGCGGCTCACCGAGCCGAACGGCCCGATCGCCGATGGCACGTGCCTGCGCTGCGGCGCCAGCCGCAGGTTCAGCAACGTGTTTTTCGGCGATGCGTCCGACCCGGCAGCCATCCGGCGGCGCATCCGCCCGTTTCGGGAGCGGCGTCAGCGCCGGGCTGAGTGAGTGCGACGCTGCCTCGACTGCGGCGCCTTCTCGTCCAGGTCCCGGTGTCCGCAATGCACGGCAGTCCGCCGACGCCCACGCGACCAGCGGAACAACGCCGCCCGTGGCGGGAACGGTTGGACCTGGCAGCGGACGCGCAAGGCGGTGCTGGAGCGAGATGGGCACCGCTGCCTGGCATGCGGCGCCACCGGTGTTAGGTTCGAGGTCGACCATATCGTGCCGCTGGCGAATAGCGGCTCCAACGAGCCCGGCAACCTGCGAACGCTGTGCATCCCGTGCCATCGAAAACGACGAGGAGGGGGCAGGTGAAATCTCTACCAGCGCAGGCCACGGAACCGTCGACCCTCCCTGTTTCTCGCGCGCGCAAGATGACGCGAAAAGTTGAGGAGCTGGCCGTGGAGGCCGTATCGCTCGACCGCCTTCACCCGGCGCCATGGAACCCGCGCACCATCAAGGACGAGCGCTTCCAGAACCTCGTCCGCAGCATCCAGGCCGACCCGGACTTCCTCTGGCACCGGCCTATCCTAGCGACGGCCGATGGGGCCATCTACGCCGGAAACATGCGCTATCGGGCCGCCCAGCACCTGGGCATGGCGACGGTCCCGGCGGTCGTCGAGGACATCCCCGAGCAGCTGGCGAAGGAGCGTGCGCTGCGCGATAACCACCAGTGGGGTGACTGGCAGGACGAGCAGCTAGGCGAGCTGCTGTTCGGCCTCCGCTCCGACGGCGCCGACCTGGAGCTGCTCGGCTTCACCGAGAAGGAGCTGGCCAAGCTCCTCGATTAGGTCGGTGTGGGCGTCGGCGAGTCGGAGGAAGAGTTCGCCTACCATGAGCAGTTCGGCGTGACGGTCATCTGTAAGGACGCCGGCGAGCAGGAAAGGGTCTACGACGAGCTGCGCGGCCAGGGCTACGAGTGCCGGGTGGTGGTGGTCTGATGCTCGTCCAGGTCCGCAACCGCTGCTCGGACTTCGACTCCTACCGCGCCGCCCGGGTGAAGTCGCTCTTCAATGCCGAGTCCGGCGCCAACTTCGCCCTCGACGCTGAGCTTCCCATCGAGGAAGACGACTGGCGCATCGGCGTCATCGTCGGACCATCGGGCAGCGGGAAGTCGTCGCTCGGCCGGCTGGTCTTCGGCGACGCGGACGTCTACCGCGAATCAGAGTGGCCAGAGGACGCGCCGATCATCGACGCCATCGCGCCCGGGAACGACTTCAACGACGTCACGGCGGCGCTGGCCGCCGTCGGGCTGGGCGACGTGCCCGCATGGCTTCGGCCGTACGCGGTGCTGTCGAACGGCGAGAAGTTCCGTGCGACCCTTGCCCGCGTCATCGCCGACGCACCGGAGCGCGTGGTCATCGACGAGTTCACGTCCGTCGTCGACCGCCAGATTGCGAAGTTCGGCGCCCTCGCCTTCCAGAAGGCGTGGCGGCGGACCAACGGGAAGGCAGTGCTCCTCACGCCGCACTACGACGTCCTCGAGTGGGTCGAGCCCGACTGGACCTTCGACACGGCGACGCGCACCTTCGACCGGAGGCGCCTTCAACGACCCAGCTTCGACCTCCAGGTTTGGGAGACAGACTGGCGTTACTGGCCGGCCTTTGAGCCGCATCACTATCTGAAGATCGGGAAGATGATCGCGGCCACGAACTACGTCGGGACGGTCGATGGCGAGTTGGTAGTGCACCTCGCGGTTTCGCCGGCGTTCCACCAGGGAGGCTGCTTCCGGGCATCGCGGCTCGTGGTCATGCCCGAATGGCAGGGCGCTGGCGTGGGCATGCGCTTCCTCAACCACATCTGCGAGCGCTACCTCCGCGGCGAGAACCGCTATGGCCGGTCCGGGGCGATGCTCTTCCACACGAGCCATCCGGGCCTCTGCGCGGCGCTCCGGCGGGACACGAAATGGGTGCAGAAGTCGGCGCGGCTGTTCGGCGCCAACAAGCTGCGGAGTGCTCGGTCGCTCACTCGGGCCGCCCGCAAGCGGGGCGGCTCGGAGATCGGTACAGGCTTTGGCGGCCACTTTCGCGCGGTCCAGGGCTTCAAGTACGTTGGCTCCCGTGAGGGGTGACGCCAGTGGCCGGCAAGCGCCAGAAGCCGCCGAGCGAGCTTGTCTACCGGCGCGGCGGCCGTGTGAAGCCGCTTGTGCCCGTCGCGCCTGCTCACGTTGCGCCGCGACTCCCTGATGGACTCGGCGACCACGCGGCCGCGGTCTGGGCGGCGTTCTGGGCTTCAAGGGTCTCGGGCGCCGTGGACCTGGACGCCGACGGGGAGGCTCTCCGCCACTGGATCCTGTGCGTCGATGAGCGCGAGAAGCTGCGGGCGGCGACGGTTCGGGCGCCGCTGGTGAAGGGCAGCCACGAGCAGCTCATGCTCAACCCGCTCTTCCGGCGTCTTCGCGACCTGAACCGGGAGATCGCCCGGGCCGAGGAGCACTTCGGGATGACGCCGCTTGCGCGGCTGCGCCTGGGTGTGACGTTCCTCCAGGAGCAGGCGGCGATGGAGGACCTGGAGGCCAGGCGGGAACGGCGCCGGCCGCACCCAATGTCCGGTGCAACCGGCTGAGGCGCTTTCTGCTATTGCGATCGAGCGTCTTCGCATTTGTCTCGTTATACTGCGTGCGGCAGGGGCCTATACTCAGAGGGCCCGCTGCAAGGTGAGGATCGACCGAGTGAGGCAGGTGCCTTCGCTCCGCGGGCCGCATTCACTCATACGTTTCCCGGGGTACGTCGCGCTCGAAGCGCTGCACGTCGACCCGGATAGACGTTCGGGGACTCGTGCGCAGGGGTGCGTGTTCGTCGCTGAGGATGGGGAGTCCTACTGGCTCAAACACGCCAATGTGGGCGGCCACGTCCAAGGTAAGCTCGCAGCCGAGCTGGTCGCCGGCCGTGTGGGCGCGAAACTGGGCGTTGCGCCGCCAGTCGCCGTCATTCACGTTTCGGAAGCCGCCGTAGGCATCAACGGAGAGGGGCGGGAGTTCGTTGGGACGGCGTTCGGGTCACGAGCAATCCCCGACACCGAGAATTCGAAGACGTTCGGCGGCTTCGCGGTGCCCTTGGGGGCCGAAAATATCGACGGGTTCCAAAGGGCGCGAACTGTGGCGTTTCAGACCTTGATCGGCCAGAGGGACCAACAACTCCTCGTCCGGGTCACTGATGGTTTCTTATACTCCATCGACCACGAGGAATGGGACGCGTTCGATGGGACCGGCGACATGCGGTTGGTCGTAACCCCGGTTAGCGGACTTTCGGAGAGTGTGGGCCGGAGCCCCGAAGAGGTTGAAGCTGCGGTCCAGCGGGTTGAGTCCCTGAGCGACGGCGACCTGATCGACGCGGTATCATGTCTACCCAGCGGCGACGGCTGGTGTGATGCGGAGCATCTACTGCGCGTCGCCCACGTTCTCTCTGAGAGGAGGGACCGCCTAGGCGAGGTGATGCGCCGATGGATACAGCCGTAGTGGAACGAGGCTATTTCTCCGTGCTCCGCTGGGTTAAGGATCCCATTCGCGACGAGGCCAAGAACCTCGCGGTGGTCCTAGTGGAGCCCGAGGGCCGCTTCGGCGGCATCAAGGCGGCGCCGCTTGCGGCGGTGGCCCCCCGGCTTGGAGCCAAGGGCCTGGTGGATGCGATCATCGGTAGCATCGAACAGCGATTCACCGAGCCCCAGAAGCCGACACTCGGGGACCTTCGAGAGCTGCACGAATCTTTGGTTAGGTCGCTTCAATTGACGCAGCCCAAGCCTACTGCGGTGGTGGGCGACGTCGACAGGACTCTGAACGCGTTGTACAAGGCCTACGTCTCGGTACCTGGCGGAGGAGGCCAGGGTGTGACTAAGGGCCGGCTCAAGGGTCGCTTATTCCGGGCTTTTGAAAGCCACGGCGCGGCCGTCCAGCGGGACAGGTACGTCGGAGACTTCTTCGTGGACCTCTGGCTGAATGTTCATGGTCGACCGATCGTCTCTGAGGTATTCAGCTTTGGCAATCCGGCCGCCGATTGGATCGAGACCGAGCGCGAGGCTGGCCACTTTCTCTTCGGCCTCGCCAGGAGCGAAATCGGCGGGTTCGCCATTGCCGAGCCTCCGAACGAGCTATCCAAAGTCGACGCGCACAAAGCCCACGAACGAATCAGCCGCTGGTTCGAGGAAGAAAAGGTGCCTCTCTTCCCGGCGTCCGTGGCGTTGAAGGATCCTGAGGGCATCCTCCAGAAGGTCTAGCCGACTCACAGGAAACCGCGAACGCGGTAGGTTCCGCCTGTGGGCGCCCGCCGCTGGTACTCCTACGGCCCCGATGTCACGTCCTGGATCGAGGCGAACTGCGTCCTGCCTTCGGGCGAGCACATCGGCCGGCCCTTCCGGCTGATGCCCTGGCAGAAGGACTGGATCAACGAGCTGTACGCCTGCGACGCGAGGGGGAGCCTCCGCTACCGCTGGAGCCTCCTCGGCATCCCGAAGAAGAACGGGAAGTCGACCATGATCGCTGCCCTCGCCCTCTACCACCTTATGGCCGACCCGGATGAGGCCGATCCGTGGGCCGTGTGCGCCGCCGCCTCCGACCGCCAGGCCGACCTCGTCTTCAACGCCGCGAAGCTGATGTGCGAGCTGTCCCCGGCGCTCCGGGATGCTACCGACCGCTACCGCTGGGAGATCCGGCCGAAGGGACGCCCTGGGCGCCTGGAGCGCGTTGCCGCCTCCGCAGGCAAACTCGACGGGAAGAACATCTCCTTCCTTGTCGTTGACGAGCTGCACGAGTGGAACCTGGAGAACTGGGCCATCCTCACCAACGGCACGGTGGGCCGCCGCCGGGCGCAGATCGTCCAGATCACCACCGCCGGCCACGACCTGGAGACGATCTGCGGCCGCGAGTACCAGAAGGGTCAGCGCATCCTCGCCGGCGAGGAGAAGAACCCCCGCTACCTCTTTCGCTGGTTCCATGCGCCCGCCGGCGCTGACTATCGCGACGAGGAGACGTGGCAGGTTGCCAACCCGTCGTACGGCGAGCTGGTGACCCGGGAGCAGCTCGCCGACAAGGTGGCGAACGTCCCCCAGGCCCAGTTCGAGCGCTACTTCCTCAACCGCTGGACGCGGACCGAGGAGACATGGCTGCCGGCCGGCGCCTGGGACGCCTGCCGGGTCGGGCGCTTCGAGTTCGAGCCGGACCAGCCACTCTATGGCGCCGTCGATGCGGCCACGAAGGAGGACTCGACCGCGGTCGTGCTTGCCCAGTGGCACGGCGAGAAGCTGCGCCTGCGGGCGCGCATCTGGGAGCGGCCGACGGACATGAACGGCGCGCCGGTCCAGGACTGGGTGCTGCCGCTGGCCGAGGTCGAGCAGTACCTCCGGGACCTGGACCGGGAGTTCGACTTCCACTTCGGCATCGACCCGCGCTTCCTCGAGCGCACGCGCCAGGTCCTCGAAGCCGATGGGCTATCTGTGGAGGAAGTGCCGCAGTCCGACTCGCGCATGGTGCCAGCGAGCCAGACGCTCTACGAGCTCGTGGTCCAGGGCACCGTCGAGCACGAGGGCGACCCGGCGTTCACGCGTCACATCGAGAGCGCCGTCGCGCGCGAAGCATTCAGCGGCGGCTGGCGGCTCTCGAAAGGCCGGAGCCGGAAGAAGATGGACGCCGCGGTCGCGGCCGCCATGGCGGCGCACATCGCCGTCCAGGAGCGCGGGCGAGTGCCGGCGGCAGAGCCGCGGATCCTGGTGCTAGGGTGAATTCGCCCGGGACTATGCCGTCAGGCGCAGCGGACCGGCGATCGGCTCGGGAATCGGGTCCCCATGGACCAGCGCGGACTCGATCCAGACCGCCATCGCCTCGTCGAGGTTCCGAAGCGCCTCTTCCGGCGTTTCGCCAGCCGTCAGACACCCCGGGAGCTCAAGGACCTCGCCAAGGTAGCCTTCAACCGGCTCGCCCGTGATCACGCGGTGGTAGGGACGGCGGATGATTGCCTGCACCTGTTCTTCGAGTGCCTCATCGTTCATTCGTCATCCTCTCCTGTCCGCGAGAGCACGAGCCGGACGTACACGGCCAGGACGTGCGGCCGGCGGCGCGGGATCACGATCTTCTCCGAGCCCCGCCGGAAGACGAAGTGACTCCCACGGGAACGGTCCGGTTCCCACCCGTACAAGTCTAACAGCCGCTCCAACTCCTCGAAGCGGACGCTGTTCGGGCGTTGCGCCAGCCGCCTTCGGAACTCGCGACGATCCATCACGCGAGGCTAGCGGGCTATTGGCTTGTCGTCAGCGGCCGCTCGCGTGCTAGGTTCAGCTCGTGGAGAAGCTCAAGCAGATGCTTGGCCGCACGCACGGACTTCGTGCCGTTGCGCTCGAGCTGGCGGGTGCACTGCTCGTGATCGCCGGGCTGCATCAGGTCTACGAGCCCGCCGCCCTGGTGTTCGCCGGTGCCGCCCTCGTCTTCATCGCCCAGGGTATGGAGCGCGGCGAGTGACACTCCTCAAGAACGCAGTGGCCGGCCTCGGACTGGAGGCATTCCCGTTCGGCGGGCGGTCTGCAACGTCCGGCCTTCGCCCCGGCCTCGGCACACTCCCACTCGTCGGCGGGGTTTCGCAGTCCTACGAGCAGATGTACCGGGGGCAGCTCTGGCTCAACGTCGTCATCAACAAGCTGGCGCGCGGCATCGGCCGGCTGCCGCTCAAGACCTACCGCTTCGGCGCCGAGGGCGAGCGGCTGCGCCAGTGGGAGGGCTGGCTCGCGGAGCTGATGGCCCGGCCCATGCCGGGCAAGCCGCCCTTCGCCTGGAAGCAGGCGATCGTCGGGAACATCTGCGTCTACGGGAACGCCGTCGTCGTAAAGGTGCGGCCTGGCCCCGGAAAGCCGCCGACCGAGCTCTGGACCTCCTCCTTCCGTTACTGGGAGGTAGTGCCAGGCAAGGCGATTCCGGTTGACGCCTACGTCTTCCACGGCGCCGCCGGGCAACGATTCGCCTTCGCACCTGAGGACGTATTGCACTTCAAGTGGTGGGGAACCGGGAACGACCTGGTCGCATTCTCTCCCATGGAGCCGCTGCGCCGGACGCTGATGATCGAGGACGCGGCCCAGCGCCTGACGGCCGCTTCCTACGACAACGGCGCCCGTCCGTCGGGCGTGCTCGTCACCGACCAGCAGCTCAAGCCGGACACCGCCAAGCGTCTCCAGGAACAGACGACGTCGCTCCACGGGGGCGTAGACAACGCCTTTAAGCTGGCGGTCCTGGAGGGCGGGCTCGACTGGAAGCCGATGTCGCACTCGCTCGTCGACGCCCAGGTTGTCGAGACGCGCCGCCTGACGCGCGAGGAGTGCGCCGCCGCCTACGACGTCCCGCCTCCTGTGGTTGGCATTCTCGACCGGGCGACGTTCTCGAACATCACCGAGCAACACATCATGCTCTACCAGGACACGTTCGGGCCGTGGCTGACGATGATCGAGGAGACGCTCCAGACGCAGCTGATCGACCCCGAGCCGCTACTGGCCGGGCAGTACGTCGAGTTCGACCTCAACGAGGTGCTGAAGGGCAACCCCAAGGAGCGCTTCGAGGCGCTGAGGGCAGCCGACTTCCTCACGCCGAACGAGAAGCGCGCCCTGGAGAACCGCGACCGGGTCGACGACCCGCGCGCGGACATGCTCTGGATGCCCCTGAACATGATGCCCATTGGCGAGGGCGCCGTGGCGATGGAGGAGCGGCTCGCGCGCCTGCAGGCGGCGAAGGCGGCCGAGGAGTCACCGTGACGCCGGAAGGGCTGCGTCCGATCCGCTGCCATTCGTGCGGGAAGTTGATCTGCGAGGCGGACGGAACCGTGGTGTTCCGCTGCCCGCGGTGCAAGCGCAGGAACAGCGACTCGCATCGACCTACGGCACTCGCGCCGGGCGCGCCTTGCGATACGCGACGATGGGGCCAAGACAGCAGCCCGCTGACGGGTTGAGCACGTCACACGCGCAGTCGCCAGCTCGGACACGTTCTGAGATGAATGCCACCGCTGCGTCGCCGGTGGCCATCACAACGTCTTTGCCGCGCACATCGAAACAGAAGCAGAGGAGTCCCGACGAATCGTTGGTCTTGTAGGCCGGCGGATGACGAAGCTCGTCGGCGTCGAACCGAAGGCCCGCATCGCGAACGTAGACCACCGGACACCCTGCCGATGGGCAGAAGCCGAACGTTTGAGCCCGCTCCACGCCGCGACCGGCCGGTTCGCGTAGGTGGTGCATGACGTGAGCGGCGGACACAGGACGGAGCCGTGTGCCGCAGCCCGGACACGTGAGCTCCCCCGCGGGGCGCTTTACGGCGCACGCCTGGCCTTCGCGAGCGAGTTCGCAGCAGTCACTGGCCGGGTCCGTCATTGGGCAACCTCGCAAGAGCGCCGGCGAAGCAGAAGAAAGACGCCGCAGATCATTCCGGAGCCCAGCGTTGCCGGCAGGATCACCAGGGCTATCCCGAGCCAGCCGCCGAGCGCGGCGAAGGCTGCGCCGGCCCCGGTCGCCGCAAGAATAGGCAAAGGGGCACACGGGATACAGGCCGCAAGCGCCGCAACGAGCGCCGGTAGTCCTAATCGGTTCATCGCGCCGTCCCTCCTGAGAAGAGCTGACCGTCAGCGAGATCCCGCTCGATCGCGGCGACGCAGTCACACACCCCGACACCTGCGCTTGGATGATCGCCCACGACCACGCTCTGCACGGCACCCAGCATCATCCGCAGCCGCATCGCCGTCCGCTCCAGGTCCTCCCGCTGGCTCTCGACCCGCGCGATTGCCTGGCCGATCGTGCCCGCGAGGGCGCCCTTCATCTCGGCACATGTGCCGTCGTGGAAGAGTTTGACGAGCGCAGCGATAGCGGCAGGTGAGAGGCCGAGTTCGCGGAGACTCCGCGCGAATCGCAGCGTCTCGACATGGGCTGCCGTGTAGCAGCGATATCCGTTAGGCGATCGCGGCACGCCCGGTAGCACTCCCGTGCGTTCGTAGTACCGGATCGTTTCCGCGGGCAGCCCGGATGCCTTTGCGGCCTCGGAGACCGTCAACCATGCTGTCATTGCACCGCAGCGTAGACCCTGAAGTGACTCCAGGGTCAACAGGGACTTGTGCTACCCGTCGCGAAGCGGTAGGTAGCACCTGAGAGCGCCCTCGCGCGCCCACGCCAGCGCCCCCCGCGGGCCGGAGCGACAGTTCCGGCCCGTGTTCGTTTGGCCGGGGAAGGGGGCAGCCGGTGCGGATCGAATGGAAGTCCAACCTTCACGGCGTCGCCCGCTGCCCGGCTGACTTCAAGCTCCTCGGCGACGGCGAACCCTCAGGCACGTTCGAGGCGTACGTCGCCATCTTCAGCACGCCGGACCGACCCGACCTGTTCGGCGATTCCGACGTCATCGAGCCTGGCGCCTTCACCCAGACACTCCAGGAAAAGGGGCTCCCGCCCATCGTCTGGTCGCACGTCTGGACGATCCCGCCCGTAGGGCAGGCGCTGCAGGCGGTCGAGGACGCGAAGGGGCTGCGGATCAAGGCCCGGCTCTTCCTCGACGACGACGGCATCAGCGGCCAGTACGCCCGTTCCATCCACACCGGGATGACCGCGACGCCGCCCGTCGTGCGCGAGTTCTCGTTCGCGTTCGAAGCGAAGGAGTGGGGCGACGAGAAGGCCAGCAACGGCCAGTACATCCGCCACCTGAAGCGGCTGGAGCTGTTCGAGGTGGGCCCCGTGCTCGTCGGGCGCCATCCGGACACCGAGCTGATCGCCGCGAAGTCCCACCGGCTGGAGGAGTCGCCCTCGTCCTTCGACCCGGCCGCAATCACAAGCGCCCTCAACACGAAGTCTCCCGCGCACCTGCGCGCGCGCTGGGATGCCGCGCTCAAGGCCGGCGCCCGCAACGCCGCCGCCGACCTCGAGCGGCTGAACGACATCCACGACCTGGCCGGCGAAATCCAGTCCCTCGCCGTCGCCAACGGCGCCGAACGGTAGGAGGACCGCGACATGAGCATGACGATCTCCATCGAGAACCTGCGCAAGGCCCTGCGCGACACCAATGCCAAGGCCGCCGTCGCCTTCGCCGACGCGGAGAAGCTCAAGGACGGGATGATCGCCGCCGGCGTCGACCCGACCGAGGGCGAGCACTTCGAGAAGGTGGACCAGGCGTACAAGGCCTATTCCGTGCTCGCGGACGAGTCCGCCCAGATCGAGGCGAAGCTCAACCGCCTCCTGGAGATCGAGGGCCTGAGCGGCAAGGCGCCATCGGGTGAGCCGAAGCGCCCGCTCGCCGGGGACCCCGAGCGCAAGGACGGCTCTCCGGTTGCGTTCGCCACGCGCGGTCGTGCTGCCGACCGCCTGCTCGCCTCCGAGGGCTACAAGCAGCTGAAGGCGAGCGGCATCCTCGAGATGAGCGATGCCCGCGTCGCGACCGCCCCGGTGAAAGTCCTGGAGCGGACCGAGTTCAAGACGCTCATCACCGGCCTCGCGGATACGCAGGCCGGCGCCTTCATCCTCGCCGACCGCCAGACCGAGCTGCTGGAGCTGCTCCGCCGGCCGCGCGTGGTCGCCGGCCTCGTCAACGTCGGCGACACCGACAGCGACATGATCGAGTACGTCGAGCAGACCTCCCGCACGAATAACGCCGCGGAGGTCGCCGAGGCCACGAGCGGCTCTGACGGCGCCGCGCCCGAGAGCGGCGTCGCCTTCGCCGTCCGGCAGGTGCTCGTCCAGGAGATCAAGCACTTCATCCCGGCGACCAAGCGGGCGATCGCCGACGCCGGCCAGGTCCGCGCGATCATCGAGAGCGAGCTCGTCGAGGGCGTGCTGGAGCGGCTCGACGGCCAGCTCCTGAGCGGCAACGGGACCGCCCCCAACCTGCGCGGCATCTACAACACCTCCGGCATCAGCACCCAGGCGAAAGGCACCGACTCCCGGCCGGACGCGGTGCACAAGGCGTTCACGCTCATTCGCATCGCCAACCTCCAGCCCGACTCGCTCGGCCTTCACCCCAACGACGCCCAGGACCTGCGCCTGGAGAAGGACGCCAACGGCGCCTACCTCTTCGGCCCGCCCTCGCAGGCGGGCGGCGACCAGGTCTGGGGCGTGCCCATGGTCTCGAACGTCGCCTTCACGGACGGCACGCCGCTCGCCGGCGCCTACCGCCGCGGCGCCAGCCTCTGGATCCGGGAGGGCGTCTCGATGTCGATGACGGACGCCCACAGCGACTGGTTCATCCGCGGCATCGTCGCCCTGCTCGCGTCCATGCGCGCCGGCTTCGCCGTCCCCCGCCCGGCCGCCTTCTGCACGATCACGGGGTTCTAGCCATGAGCGAGATCACCGGGAGCAAGGAGTTCGTCGCCTTCGGCGACCAAGGGCCGCGGCCGCCGGACCCACAGCCGGAGCGGGTCGTGATGGTCGCGCCCGACGGGCGGACCGTGCAGGTCATGGCCGAGGACGTGGCCGGCTTCGCGGAGCGTGGCTTCGCTCTACAGTCGCGGCCCCCCGCCGAGGCGGAGCCACCGAAGCCGAAGCGCGCGAAGGCCGCTGCAGCGGACGAGGAGGCGAACTGATGGCGCGCTACTCGGACGCGCTCGGCCGCTTCGTGCGCGGCGCGAGCCTCACCCTGCACGCCTCCGGCGCCGAGACGGCGACGCTCCAGGGTGCCTGGTTCAACACGGAGGAGGTGAGCACCCTCGACCTCCTCCTCGACGTCACCGCTGCAGGCGGCACCACGCCCTCCATGACCGTCTCGGTCGAGACGCGAGAGGGCGCCGCAGACACGCCCGCGACCGTCGGCAGCTTCGCCGCCAAGACCGGCGTCGCTGCCGAGCGGAAGCGGTTCACCGGACTCGGCAAGGAGTCCCGCTACGTCGCGACGATCGCGGGCACGACGCCTTCGTTCACCTTCGCGCTGACCGGGGTGGCGAAATGAGCGTGCTCGACCGCCTCGGCTCGGCGGACATCCTCCGCGGCACCGCCGGCGTGCTCGAAGTCGTGCTCTCGGTCGATGGCATGCCGACCGACCCCGACCCTTCGCCGGCGCCCACGGTGACCGTCGTCGACGGAGACGGCGCGACGCTCTCCGACGCCGCCCTGGCGACCGTGGTCGGCGGCGGCTCGGGCCGGCTGCGGGTCGTGCTTTCGCCGGCCCAGACCGCCCAGGTAGCGGACCTCACCGCGACCTGGAGCTTCTCGGTCGCGGGCACCAACCAGGCAGTCACCACCTATCACCACGTCGTCGGCGACGTGCTCTTCACGCTCGCCGAGGCCCGCTCCTACGACGGCGGCGCCCTGGGCAACGTCGAGACCTATTCTGACGGGGCCATCCTCGCCGCCCGGGACCGCATCGCCGATGCCTTCGCCCAGATCTGCGGCATCCCGTTCGGCGCCCGCTACTCCCGCGAGGTCCTCGACGGCGACGGCTCGGGGTCCGTCCGCGTCAGCAGCCACCGAGTGCTTGGCGTACGCAGCATCCGCGTCCGAAGCGCCGCGATCTGGACGGCGCTTTCAGCCGACGAGCTCGCGGACCTCATCGTCTACCCGCGTGGCCTCCTCTACCGAGAGACGCTCGGGACCTTCCCCGCCGGCCGCCGCAACGTCGAGGTCGCCTACGAGCACGGCCTCCAGCCCGTTCCCGCCGAGGTGCGCCCCGCCGCCCTCCGCCTGCTGCGCGACCAGCTCGTCAAGAGTCCCCTCGACGACCGTGCCACGAGCCAGGCGGGCGAATTCGGGACGTTCGCGCTGGCGACCGCCGGCCGCAACGGCTCCTACTTCGGCCTCCCCCTTGTGGACGAAGTCCTCAACCGCTACCGCGAACGCGTCCCGGTGGTGGCCTGATGACGACGACGAGTTCCATCCACGCCTTCAAGAACGCCCTCGTCGACGGCCTGCTCGCGCGGCCCGGGCTTGCCGGCGTCCAGGTCGTGAGCGCGCCGTTGACCTCGAAGGACGCTGCGCGCGAGTCGATCCAGCTGGGCCACGTCGACGGGGAGCAGGAGTGGTCCGCCCTCGGGAAGCTGGCGCGCGAGGAGCGCTACACCGTCGACGTCATGGTCTGGGTTCTGCGCCCGGGCAGTGACGAGGCGGTCTTCCGCGAGGTCCGAGGGCGCGCCTTCGCCCTCTTCGCCGAGGTCGAGGCCTTCCTGCGGGCGGACCCGACCGTCGGCAACGTCGCCCGCGTGAGCGCC